CTGTTACTTTTTCAACATATTCACGCATTGTTTCTGCTTCTGATTTAGTTGATTCGTCAGTTTCTTCGTCTGCTGCTTCTTCAACTTCTTCATCTGATGCTTCAAAATTGTATGACTCTTCTTCTGGCTCTTCTTCAGCGTCAGCGTCTGGATCTATGTCCATGTCGCCTTCGTCTTCTTCGCCTTCGTCATCGTTATCGTCACCCATCATTTTTTCAAATTCAGCTTTTAGGTCATCTAAAGCAACTTCTAGATCGTCAACACGATCTTCAATTTCTTCTTCTCCGCCTTCAGCATCCATATCCATATCCATGCCGTCGCCGCCTTCTGCGTCTCCGTCCATGTCCATGCCCATTTTGTCCATCATATCATCAGCTGGATCACCACCTTCAACTTCAAACTCGTCTAAGTTAAAGTCTTCGTTAGTAGCTTCTTCTTTGTCGTCATCATCTGATGCTTCATCTACTTCTTCGTCTGATGCTTCATCTACTTCTTCGTCAGTTGTTTCATCAACTTCTTCGTCTGTAGTTTCATCAACTTCTAGATCTGACTCTAATAGTCCTTCGTAGATATCTCTTGATTTTTCAACCACTATTTCGTGGAATAATTCTTCTGCTCCAGCTTTGTCTTCGTTGACTAGCTTTTCGAGCATTTCTTCAAATTTATTACTCGCCATTATTTTCTCCTATAAATTGTTGTACCTATGGTAAGGCTGTCCATTGTATTTAACGTATATGGAGAAAAGTGTGTAGAAATAGGCTCAAAACGAGCCGTTTTAAAGGGATCAGACTAAAACAAACTGATTTTTAAACTCTTCTATAGTAATTGTACTGTAGTTTCCAAGTTTATTTAGTTCCTCAGGACAATAATTATCTGGTGCTATTACCCTTATAAATTCAGTTTTTTCATGTTCTTTAACTACACTAGCTGTTTGTCGTAACCAATTTCCAAAGAATGTAGCACCGTCTTGTGACTTTTTGTAGTTAGGAGTATCAGCATATAAGTTATTAAACTTCATACCGTCTTTTAATCCTTTGTAGTCAAAGCCTAGTATATAAATTTTTTTGTGTCGGTGTTGTGCTGATAACCATAATGCTGTTGGTCCACTTGACCAACCTTTGCCTGGTTGAAAATAATTAAAATGTTGAAGACCTTCATAGGATTTATTATAATTTGTCCATACTTGATTTTTATGTTGATACATTGATTTATTAATTTCTAAAATCATTTTAACATCAACAGCAACCAAGTAGTCTGGTCTAAATGTTCTATACAAAGCATTACATCCGTATACTGGGCCGTACTTTTTTAGCTCTTCAGGTTCTATACTTGATCTGCTTAATCCGTTGCCTAAAACAAATGCTGAATTTTGATTGTGAGCAAATCTACTTTCATCTACTATTTCTTGTTGTAAAAAGTTTATTGGTTTAGAACGTTTGGCAAATTCTTCTTTTTTATCGCCAGACATTTTTTCTAAACGTCTAATCTCCATTAAACGTGTTGCTTCTTCTTTTGAGTATTTGGTCTTATCTAATTTTGCCATTAAACACCGGCAGCGGCTGCTTGCGCTGCTATCCCATACATCTGTCTAACAAAATCTAATTCGTCAGCTTTCTCATTTGTATGTAGCTCGCTTGCTTTCCTTGCACGGTTAATTTGGCGTAGGGTAAGTCTTGTCTTTCTTGTGTCGTCAAAATTGACAATTGAATCATCATATTCGGGCTCATAGCGATTGTCGTCTACAGGCTCAATTGTTTCTTTATCAAAATAAAATAATTCTCTTAATATCATAATACTATTTATATCGTTTGGTCAGTTGCCGGTGCACCTGGTGTTACTGTATCGCCGCCTGTTGCTGTTTCTGGTGGCGTTGCTTCTGCACCTATTTCTGGTTCATCGCCTTCGGGTGATATATCCTCTGCTCCGCTAATGTCAGCACTAATGCCTGCTGAACTAATTCCTGCTCCACGCATTTCTGCACTTGCATCTGATGCTGGTTGATTTAGTTCTTCGTCATTTTCTTCACGCCACATGCGTTCGTTTTCAGCAATCTCTTCAGCACTCATGCCCAAGAAACGTTTCATTGCAAAGCGATTTGAAATATATGGTATAGCACTCATTTGTGTATATGTTGGCACACGAGCATTATCGAGTTCTGATTGTCTATATGCCGCAAAGTTTTGTGGTGGTTCAAATTCTAAGTCAAACATTGCTGTGTCAATGTTTACGCCTTTTTCTAAAAGATATCTTTTAAATTCTTGATTAAAGTCTTCTATAATAAGACCTTGTAAACGTTCACAGTATGTATTAAAACGCAATTCTTGAATAAATGCTGTACCTACTCTACCATCATTATATGATGAAGTTGCGTCATCACCGCCGGTAGGCAAGTAGCTGCTAGGGATTCGTAAACCGCGTACGAGCTTATTAGTAAAATATCGTAAGTCATCAATTTCTCCTAGGTTAGTTCCGCCTGGTAGTGTTTCAACTTTAGATCCTCTACCTTCTGCTGTTTGTGGGAAAAAGTAATCTTCGTTAATTGACAGAGGATTGTAAGAACTGTCTATGACATTTGTGCCTCCACCTGTCGCTGATGGGATCCTTCTTTGATGGATTTCCGTTTTAACACGTTCAACAAATTGCATAGCAAGGTGTGATGGCATGTTACCCACATCAACGTAGAATACTCTGCGCTCAGGCGCACGTTGTACACGATAGATAATAATAGCATCTTCGAGTAATTCTTTTTGTTTGAATACTTTAAATATTGTTTCTAATAATGAGTTACCAAAAGGAAAGTTATTGTCTAATCCTTCTGACAGACTTAGGTGTAACACATGCTGTGCGTCGACAGCAACTTCGCCTTCTTCGATAGCAAAGCGTGATCCAGGTGGCACATTAACACCTCCTGTCATTCCTCTTGCTCCACCAGTTTGATAGCTTGCACCAGGACTACTTATATTACCATTAGTAATATGTGGAGATGTTGCAACCATTTCTTTAAAATTTAAATTTACATCTTTGATAATGTACTGTTCAGGCTTTTTGCCTTCGCTTTCATTTACAATTATACGTGTAAGTTTTGCAGGATCTACATGAAACAATTTTTTTGTTTCTGGATCTCTTAAAAATATTGCATCTCCGTATTTGAATACATTACGGAATGTTCTAAACATACGTGTTTCAAAATTATTAATTTTGCACCACTGTTTTAGGTATTGTCCTAAAATATTAATTTCGTTATTAGTTGCTGATTTGTTATAATGAAAACTAAAGTTAGTTCCGTTCTCGTCATTTTTTTGTGTACAAAACTCAGCAAGGATGTCAAGTGCAGCATTAACTTCACTGTCGTTGTCCATTGTGTTATATTGGCCGTAGCGTTCAACTCTATTTGGGCTACCTACATATACATCTGGTAAGTAACTTGAATAATTTGATCTTGCAGGACCTGGTCGACCGGCTGCGCCGCCTCCACTAATAGGTCCGTAACTGCCGCTTACATTGTCACCTGTGGGCACTGGGGTAAAATATTTTTTCCAACTCATTTTATGCTCTTCCTAATCCGCTCATTAAATTGCCCGCACTGCGCATTGTTCGAATCTGTTTATTTCCAATATCTTTATGCATAGTATTTATATTAACTAATTGTAACATGGTTTGGTTCAGAATGTCAAGTTTTTCTTCTACAGATCCGCCTCTTGGCATTGTAGCCATAGCGTTTTTAGCCGCTTCTGACACAGGAACACCCATAGTTGCCATCTGATCTTGTAATTGTTGTGCCATATCTGGCATTCTGTTCAGCATTGACTTCATATTTGGTATAATTGCTCCGTCCATTCCTGCAACAAATGCTTCTGGACCTTGCTCACCAACTTTATATGCTGTTCCTTCAGTTACTCCGCCTCCAATAGCTTTACCTCTACCTTGGTTTAATACGTCAACCGATGTTACATTAATTGCATTACCAGTTGTTACACCTTTAAAAAGTTCAGTAAAATTATTTCTATCTTCTAATATTTTATTCATTGCAGGATCTTCACCAAGAAATCTGCCAGGATTAAATTCTTCTCTTAATTGCTTAGTAATCTCTGCTGATTTATTAATACCTTTTGCTATGT